CCAATATTGGCTTGGGCAACGAGAGCAAAATTGCGTTGGTTGATTTCTTTCGAGAAAATACATATAAAGATGCTAACAACCAAAGCAGACCTTGCTATGACATCACGAAGAAAGGTTGCGAATTTATCGCCCACAAGTTGACCGGAGTAAAAGGAACGGCTTTCACAGCTCAATACATCAATCGCTTCCACGACATGGAACAGGCTCTGAAAAATCCGCAGGCTGAAATTACGGAGAAAGACCCGTTTGCACGCTGGAGCATCGTAAAAAAGATAGAGAGTGGTAAATGGTTTAATAAAAATAACTGGAAACTCAAAATTATCTGTGACCGGTTCGGATGGACGAGAAAATTTTTATATCACAAAATTCTTGTGGAATTGTCTGACTTACATAACTTAGAACTTGTGGAAAAGTTCTATACAGTCACATATGGGCATAAACCGGAGTACAAGATGGACTTGCTAGACTACAGCAAAGAACTTGCTGGAACAGCAACAAGGTACATTAATTATTTGTTGGTTGAAGAGCAAGAAGAATAACTTTAAATTTAGAAATCACTGGCTGATATTTGGCTGGTGGTTTCTTTTTTTGGAGGTAAATATGTTTGTGATAAATGGTATTGAATGGGAAATAAAATTTGTCCGCGGTGCAAGCAGTAAGCTGATGCGATCTGATGGCTCTATCAGCCTTGCTGTGACAGATTGGAACAACAGGGCTATATATGTTTCAGATAAACCGAAAAATGGCTATTTGCGCAAAATACTGGCTCATGAACTTTGTCATTGTTTTTGCTTTTCCTATAACATTCATATGCCGATTGAGCAGGAAGAGTATCTTGCGGACTGGATCAGCCTGTACGGTACTGATTTGATCTATCTTTTGGATGATCTGATGTCAAACATTGATTGGAGGGCAGCATAGTGGACAAAATAGATGAATTGCTGCGGTATATTCACAGAACAAACCCGGAAATGACAAGGGAAAAGCTGATAAATGAACTAAGCAGAAGTGATTACGCCGCACGTTCTTTGCTTTTCACAAAAGAAGTTGTTTGTCAAGAAGAAAAATAGTAAAATGTTTTTGGGGTGATAGTATTGTACAATGTATGTCATACATCTTTTGATGTTATGAAAGAATATATGATCTATGGAGCGGAGCTTGATGAAAAATATCAGATCCCGATTGTCCCGGCATGTAGCTTGGATTATTTGCCGGAGGACTCCATAGATTTTGGAGAGAGCTTTTCACAAAAGATAAAAGGGCATAGAAAATTAAATGTGAATTTTTATATTGACGATTCAAAGTTTCAAAGACTGTGGAATAACCCGGATAAATACATGGAACACTTGAAGTGTTTCCATTCGGTCTGTATGCCGGATTTTAGTATTGCTACAGGCGATTGTGGTATGCCGTTTGCTTTGAATCTATATAACGTGTACCGGAACCATGCGCTTGCACATTATATGCTGCTGAACGGGATCCGTGTTATACCGTCCGTAGGCATCCCGGACAAAGACAATTATGATCTTTGTTTTGCCGGGTACAGTAAGGGTGGTGTGATTGCTGTATGCACAAATGGAAGAGTGCGGGCAAAGGCAGCTCGGATTGAGTTTTGCGAGGGATTCAAAGTAATGACAGACAGGCTGCAACCGCATACAGTGTTGATCGTCGGGAAGATGCCGGATGAATTGAACACAGATGTAAAGATTGTAAATTACAAATCACGCAACCAGAAAGTGAATGAGGAATTTTCGAATGGGAACAAGAACAACAAAATCAAAGAAAAAACAGAAACAGACTGAGAGTCAGAGGAAGAGAAGAGAGCGAATTAGTCAAATTTCACAAGTTGTGAAATGACGCATAATAATTTACTGTGCATATTGTCTTTTCGCAGTTGGAATCTCATTTTTCAACTTTTGAATTTTTTCTTCTTGGAAAACGGCTCGATTTTGAGATCAGAAATCAGAATTTTCACACCCCGGCGGGCTGCCGGGATAGTGCACATCGCTGTGATCAGCAGGCCGGCATTGTCTGACATGCTGCCGGATGCCAACGCGGCAAGATGAACACAGTGTTTACAGGCTTGCAACGTCGTAAAAACGATTTACAGACGTTTCGCGTTGTAAATATATAAAAGCACTGCATAGCCTTGCGCAAGCCTTAAAATGGCTTATACGTGTTTACTTAAGCGCATTATATGACCGGGCGTATATCTTGTCAAGTTGCAATATATCCGGACACTGGAAAAAGCCGGGATGATTCCGGCTTAAAATTCCTCTATTTCCGCAGCATTCTGTTCCCATTCGGGAAGCGTTTTGAAAACTTCCCAAGCATCGTCAAACGTTTCAAAGTCTGTCCCTATTCCATCGTTCCTAAAAAATCCATCGTCTACACTGTAAACGCTTCCCCTGCATATGATTTGAAAAACTGTCTGTGCTCCGTTCGGATAAGTCATTTGTAAATCCTCCTAAAAAATAAAATTCCCTTCCGGGTAAAGGCAAGCCGGGGAGTCGAACCCCGGTAAACGCCGCCGCTTGCCTAGAGTGCTAAGAGCTGTAAAAGCTCCGCACGTTTTGTCTGTATTAATTCCTTTGCTTTCATAAAATCAACCGCTCCGCCTGTCATATATTCGATATACTTTGCAGCGTTGATATATGCGTCAAATTCTGCCTTGTATGCCTCATCAAAGGCACTTTCAAGCTCTGCGTTTTCTGGCTCTTCTGTATATTTTGCCTCTGCTTCATCTGCGGCTTTTTCAAGTTGTTCCAACTTTTCCAATTTTTCAAGTAAAATCTTCATAATATCAACCATCCTTTCATCATGTGCCCTGTCTCATCAGTGCAGGTGGGGCAGTTCCTGCAGACGGTGGAACTTCCACCGTTTCGACTAATTAGCGCCGTACAATTTAGTTGATTTTCTAAAGGTCTTAATAACTCCGCCCGGCGTCCCGTCTTTCTTTGTCCTCCAGTGTGCCGGAAAACTCGAAAAGTCGGAGCAGAGACGAACCGTTATTGTTTTTTCTGTCTCTTTGACGATTTCTACAACATCAAACAGAAAGCCGTCTGACTCTGCTAATTGTGTGCCTATTTTTATATCACTTGCTTTAATAATCATGTGAAAACCTCCTTTATGTGTGCTTGTCTCATCAGTGGCAAGGTTGCAACCCTACGCCAGACCGCCGCGCGGGCGGTTTCGACTTAAACAATTTTTGCAATTTCTTCTAAAATTTTTACTTTAACTTTTAAATCTGTTGTGTTTTTCAAAACATTTTTTACCTGCTCCGGGAGATTTAAAAGCCCTGCGGCGCCTCCGATTTTTTCTACTGCGTTTTGATATCTAATTTCTAAAACTGTCATATTTTCCCTTTCTGGTCTGCCATCATCAGAGCCACGGCGACCATCCCGCGGCTGACGCTCCAGATCGGAGCGTTTCGGCTATGCTATGCAGATTTCAAATACATCGCCTTGAACGTCTCATGTTCATGCCTCCCGTTATTTAAAGAATTTTTTAAACATTTCTTTTGCTGTTTCATAATCATTTACTTTCTTTTCAACGTATCCAGCAGCAGCGGTGCCGTTTTGATCGGCAACCATTTGAAAAACTTTTTCTTGGTCTGCTGGATGAAGTTTCGCAATTTCTTCAATTCCTTTTGTAAAATCCTTTATTTTTTTATCAGTCATCTTGCTTACCTCCGTTCTTTGTATTCCTGTTGATATTATAATATCACTTTATAAAGTGATAGTCAATACTTTCTATCACTTTTTTTGGTAATATTTTTAATTGACTTTGGGAATTATCTATTATATAGTAGATTTATAAAAATGATTTAGAAAGGAATAAGAAAGTATGATTAAATATAAATTTAATGTAGGGGATGCGTTAGAGCGCGCCGGATTTAATATGTATAAGGCAAAAACAACAGGATTGCTTAGTCAAGAGACACTTAAAAAGATAAAGAACGAAGATACGAATATAAGTGCTAAATCATTAAATAGTCTTTGCTTAATTCTTGATATGCAGCCTAAAGACATATTTATATATGAAGAGACACAGGAAGATTTGAAACAGAAACAAAAAATTTATTAAAATATCACTTTACATAGTGATAAATATATGCTATTATAATATTGTCGAAAGGCAATAGGCGAAAGCCAGAAAGGAGAAAAATGAGCGAAGATATGAGTGTATTTAAAAGTTACTTAAGAAGACTTTTGCAGGATCTGAAAGACCTCAAAGAAGTTTTGAAGTCTAAGGATTATGAAAAAGCGGAAAAGATGGTCGATCAGCTGATTGATGATACTCAAAAAGGAATTGAAGACAATTAAAAGAAAGGGCTGGAGAAAATCCAGCCCGACACACAAAAACCATACCAAGTGAAATGTGTGCTATTTGAATATAGCACATCCAGAGAAGAAAGAAAAGAGGAAAAAGCTATGTTAAAGATTTTAAAAGAGTTAGGACAGATGGAAGGACATTTTGCAGTAGAAATTTTCAAGGTTGAAGAGTTAGGAATGATCGCAGTAGATCACGACACAAGCAACGGCGAGACGATGGAAGCATGGAAATGTGACAGTACAGGCGCGGCGCTGGATGAAGATACACCGAGTTTTAGAGTTAAAGAAATTAACGATCCTGTATCTTACGATGAGGACGGAGAACCGGATCAGTGGGAGCTGGTAGGGTTTGAAATTGAATAATTGAAATGAGTATTGATAATTTGACAGCTTGAAATATAGCTGTCTTTTTTTGTTTAAAACGTAGAAAATCTTTGTTAAATTTTCACAAAATTTCAAGAGTGATAATTTTATTACGGACAGGACAAAAATGATAGAATAGTATTAGTTTTGTTGCAATGCAACACCTCTGCAACAAATTGCAACATTTTTGCAACGTAGATATAGACACTAGAGTTAGAGAAAGATTATATTCTCTCTTGTAATATAAAAATATATATTATAAATAAGGCAGTATATTTATATAAATAATATATATAATATACAGGCTTAAAATTTAATTTTAAAATATATCTTGACAAGAAAATGATAGAATGATATTGTTTTATTAAATTAAAAAGCATTCGGGCAACGGGCGGAGCTGATCCGTCGAGGTCCCGAAAAAAACGGACTTCATGCAGCCGGTACAATCAGATCATTGTGATCTGATTGTATCAGTTGCATTTTTTATTTTAAGTATTCCAGTACTGGAGAGAGGAGATATATAACATGTCAGCAGTTGAAATGCAGGAAGTAAATAATACAGTTGATGTTTTTAAAGATGACATTGACATGTATATAAATCTCTGGATGGAAGAGAGGAATATAGAGGATTTATGCAAAATATCGCAGAATAGATGGTATAACTGCTGTAAATATATTTATGAACATGTGTTTAAAGTTAATCCAAAGTACTTAAAGGATGATAATAATATTAATAATGCCTATGATACAGATAAGGTTAACGAGGTATTAGATATATATATAGACCTGTGTAATGACTACGAGAAAGTAGTGAATATTGTTGGGTTTACATTCTTTACCGGAATACATAGAGATACGTTAAATGGGTGGGTTAATGGCGTGCAGCTAGGCTCATCAGGCTCCGACATTTGCAAAAAACTTGACGAAATGCGTGAGGAAAGTTTGGTAGGTTTACAAGTTTCCGGCAAAGGAAATCCCATGAACTACATGCCATCACTCAACAAGTATTGCGGTTTCAATATGCCGGGCGTTAGAGATCAGGGATCCAGAGCAAGAGCGTTGACAGCCGAAGAACTGCCACATCTTGGGGCTAATAATTGTATAGGATTGCCGAACAACTCCGACAATTCTGGTTGAAAAAAGCGAGAAAAACGCAATAGACAATTCAAACAATTTAAAGCCCAGTGTTTAATGGTCTTAAGGCGCATTAAATCGTTGATACATTACGCAAAACAAGGGTTTTGCGAATAGTTGTAAAATACGAATGGAATTGAACGAACAATTCAAACAATTTATCAATGTTCAAAGCATGATTCTGCATGGAGGGGGGAGGGGGTTTGATAGGTTGAGAAAATCAGCACTACTAAGTCCTTTAAATATCCTCAAAAACAAAAAGAGATTGGATGGAAAAGTATGAGAGTAGTATCACAAAGCAAAGACGTTTCGCTTGATTTTGACCGAGCGGTATTCACAGCAAATCATGGAATGATAACTGCTATGGTTGATGGAAAAACGTTTACCATTGGGACGTATGCAAATTTAGGTAGAGAAAAAGAAGTATTCTCTGATATGCACAAGGCATTTTCGGCTTTTCAAGTTATTAGCACAAACATGGATAAACAACAGGTGGCCGAAATGTTTGCAGTATCTAAAAACATATCGATCAGATGCGTTGAGATGAATGATCCTTGTATGGGAATAACTGTATTTGATAACATGGTCTATTACATGCCGGAAAAGTAGTGTTAATATAGCGCTATCGCCAAGCGGTAAGGCACTGGATTTTGATTCCAGTATTCGCAGGTTCGAATCCTGCTAAAGAAACTTGTGAGAGGAAAACAACCATGGTAATTATTAAAACGATTATATCGACGCTGGATGTTATTTTTATGCTGATACTATTTGTATCTGGCAGAGAATCCAAAGACAAAGAAACAGCAATTGCATTATGGGTACTTGTGATGTTACTGTTGCTGAACATGTTTCTGATGTGGAGGTAACAGAATGTTTTATAGTCCAATATTTGGTATTTGCTTTCAGCTGCCTATCATTTGTGCAGAGGAAAGAATACATATAACAAAATCAAAGGAACCGGACAGCACCGGAGATTTACTCAATCTGGATAGCGACGCAGAGCACCAGAGTGAGAAATCGGAGCATCCAGTATAGCTAAACAAAATTTTAAATTACTGGCAACTTGTAAGAGTTGCTTACAAGATAAAAATCCTACATTGCGGCATTTTAATATGCCGTAGCGGAACGTAGTTCAGTTGGCAGAGCACTCGGCTTATATCCGAGCGGTCGCAGGTTCAATTCCTGCCGTTCCGATGGAGGAATGGGTTTAACGATCCATTCCGTAAATTCTCCTTCTTGGTGTTTTTCATGACACATCCTTTCGCCACTAGGACGATTCTGTTAAGGGCGGTGCGAGACCGTCCGGTGGTATTTGCCGCGGAGCGCGGCATTAGGCGTAAGACTATATGGTGATGAATGATGATCGTTCCGTAATTTGCTGACAAGCAATCCATATAGCAGTCAGACTTGATAGTTCGGGTGCCTATTCCACGGTGCCTGAGCTGTCAAAGATATAATTCCCCCATATAGTTAGGCAGTGGCAGAATGGGTATTGCAGGTAAAGAAACCTATCGGTAAGAGTGTTGCCAAGTGGCAGACGGGCGATCATCCGTAGTCAGCAACCACACCTTTTCTGAAACCAATAATGCAAGGTTCGAATCCTTGCCTGTCTAAGCGGTCAAATTATGCTGTTTGCTTGCAGGCGCTCTATGGTTTGGCTGTAATCGGCATTTTGTATGCCTAGTGCAACGCATGGCACGAAAAACATTATTGCTAACCGTCTGATGGCGGTTTCGGAACGTAGCTTAATTGGTAAAAGTGGCGTGTACACGGAAAACAACAACGAGAGCCGGATTGAAGGTTCAAATCCTTCCGTTCTGATGGTGCCGAGCTGATCTGATACTGTATGCGTAGCGCGGTCGCGTACAGAGATATGGAGTGAGGTGTCCGAGCATTTTGGGGAAGCGGCAACGATTGGCGGTGTTGCGGCTGACTGTAAATCAGTTCCCAAGTGGTAAACACTGGAGGTTCAATTCCTCTCTTCCCCATGTGGTTGGATAGCTACCAACTAGCAGGTAACTGTCGGCACAAGGGACGAAAATGGAACACAGATTGAAATGACAAGATATGCGGATGAATTAAACAAGGAGTGAGATTATGTTAATAGTTGCATTGCAAGATGATGTAGACAATCTGTATGCTATATGGAATGCAGTTACAGATAGATTTTTAGGCGTTAATCTCACAAGAGATTGGGCGATGGACGCAATAATACAATATAAGCATTGCTCTATAGCAGAAGCTAATTCAAGACTAGACAACCCACAACCATTTTCTGACATTGCTAAGGCTATTTGCAATAGCAATATTAAAAGTGCATTAAATGTACTACGCACAAGATGTCACGAAAGTGCAAGAGACAGTTTTGATAAAGGAAATTATGGAATTTTGCATATAGTTACAGCAGACGAATTAAAATAAACGATTGCTGATTATCAGCGGAAAGGAAAACAAATGGACGAAATGAAATCCGGAATGAAAATTGCTTATCAAGGAGTAAAAGAAGAAATGGAAACAATAGTTGCAGAACTTGCAAGAAAAGGAATTGAAAAGCCAAAAGGCTTTAGCGTATTAGAACAATTTGTAGAAGACAGACTTTCAGAATGCGAATAAATATATTACCGGCTAACAAATGGAGTTAGTCGCTAACCAACAAAAATTATTGGCAGAGGTCTTAAGGCACTTCTGCTTTTTTGCGGAGGTGCTTTTCTTTTGGCAAGTTCAAGCCTAATTTCCACAGTAAATGGATATGAAAATTACATACAGGTGCATGGCGTTGATGAACAGGTCATGGATGCCATGGTAGAAGCGGCAAGGGTAGCCATTCTGACAGAAAAGGATGTTGAGTATGGATTAAACGTTTCTGCAAGAGCGAAACAACTGGAAGAACAGTTTATTTTTCAATCCACCGGCGGCACACCATGGGATTTAGAGAAATATTCATTCCAAAACAAGGTATCTTATGAAATTCTGGACAAATATTACGGAATTTTGCTTTTGGAAGCGCAAAACAAAGTTGTAGATAGTGCTTTCCAGTATTTGGAAAAGAAAAGAGAGCCTAAAGAGCGGTTTTACATGCCAAGAAGAAAGCAATTCTTAAAAATCGGACTTATAGATGCGCTGCAAGGCATGATTGATGATAGATATGACATCCTGTGCGTATCACTTGTCCCAGGTGCGGGTAAAACAACGGTTGAAAAAATGTTTCACGCGCTTGTTGCCGGATGGTTCCCTAGAGATTTCAGCCTTTTTTATTCGCACAGCGGAGACATTACCAGAATGTATTACGACGGCGTGTACGATATCGTTACAAATACGGAAGAATATACATGGAATGAAATTTTTCCAAATCTTTCCGTGACGAGCACAAATGCGAAGATGGAGCAGTTTAATGTCGGGAAGTACAAATCGTTTCCATCCGTACAATGTACGTCTGTTGGTAGTAAGAATGCAGGTAAAGTAAGGGCTTCTAAGTTCTTACTGGTTGACGATATGATAGGCGGAATTGAAGAAGCAATGAATCCCATTATCCTTGATAAATTGTGGGATAAATATGCCGTAGATGCCCGCCAGAGAAAGATACAGGACACGGACGGTAAAAACTGCAAGGAAATACATATTGCCACAAGATGGAGCGTACACGACGTCATAGGGCGCATCCAAAATATGTACGAGGGAAATCCAAGAGTAAAGGTTATTGCAGTTCCGGATGTAGACCCAGTTACCGGAGAAAGTAACTTTGAATATGAGTTTTCCGGTTTTACAAAAGAATTTTTTGAAGACCAGCAATTATTGATGGACGACATATCATATCGTTGTCTCTACAAACAGGAACCGATTGAGCGAGAGGGATTGCTGTTTCCGGAAGATAAAATACGCCGGTATCTTAACTTGCCACATGGAGAGGCAGAGATTGTAACCGGTCAATGCGATACAAAGGGAAAAGGAACGGATTACTTTGTTTTGCCGGTATTGCAAAAATACGGAGAAGACTATTACTGCGTTGATTGTGTTTGCGATAACACGGCAGATTATGAGATGCAGTATGAAAATGCAGCAAATGTTTTGACAAACAACAAAGTGCAGGAATGTGAATTTGAGAGAAACGCCGGCGGAGACCGTGTCGCGATGGAAGTAAACAAGCGTGTCGAAAAAAAAGGATGGATATGTAACATTACTGACACACCGACGGAGACAAACAAGGAAGCAAGGATTTTCCAGTGCTCTAACTGGATATTGCAGCACGTTATATTTAAAGACCAATCATTATATAAGCCAAATGAGCCATATGGAGTAATGATGTCTCTTCTCAAGAGATATTCAGTGTCCGGTAAAAAGCAGTTGGATGATGTGCCGGATGTATTTTCAAACTTTGCGCTTAGAGTGACAAATGGAAGGAATGTAGCAAAAGTAGAAGCAGCAGTGAATCCGTTTAGGAGGTATTGATATGGTAAACAAAGATATTTTAAATCAATACTTAGATTTAAGAGAAGAAGTAAAAGAAGTAAGGAATAAAATTGAAAAGCTTGAAAAATACATAGAAAAAATTGAGCAGGAAGGAACGGTTATTGATAGCGTTTCTGGCGGAAATGGTGGAAACCAACATTTTAAAATAGAAGGAATACCATTGCCAGAATATAGGCACAAAAAAACCTTGTTATATTCCAGAAAAACCACCCTCGAAATTTTGGAAAACGAACTTCTTGAAAAAACAAATGAAGTAGAAGAGTTTATTGCAAATATAAAAGATAGCAGAATTAGAAGAATAATTAACCTTAGATTTTTAGAAAATCAATCTTGGAATAAGGTTGCCGACCAAATAGGAGGCAATAACACAGAAGACAGCGTTAGAAAAGCGTTCGATAGATTTATGAAAGAGTAAAGTTGTCCGATATGTCCGTTTTTTTTCTGATATAGTTATAATCGAAGAAAGCAACAAAAGTTGAATACTTCACCTCCCCCAATTTATAAAAGCATCGTAGAGAAATCTCCGGTGCTTTTTCTTTTGCAAAGAAAAGAGGATTTTATGGGATATACACCAAAAAAAATATATTGCCCGCGGTGTGGAAGAAAAGTTGCCACGCACGATGGGCGTTCAACAATGAACATTTCTGTGGAATGTAGGAAATGTCACAAAAAAGTGGTATTTTATCCGGAGAATGAGAAGACGGAATTAAAATCTCTTCCAATCCGGTCAACATCCAGTGGGATGACGTTTATTTAGGAGCCAATTATGAATAATAAATCTCTCCAAGACATTGTTAAGGGATGTTATGGGCGAAAAATTTTATATACTGATGTTGAAACCATCACAGCAAACAATATTGTCAAGGTGGTGGGAGACTGCATCGGAAATTTTTATTACAACAAAACCATCATAGAATATCTTTGGCGATATCACAAAGGTGACCAGCCTGTTTTATACCGTGTAAAGGTGCAAAATGCTGATATTACAAACAAAATAGTAGAAAATCATGCGTATGAGATTGTTCAGTTCAAAGTAGGTCAGACATACGGTGAGCCAATCCAGTTTATCAGTCGAAAAGATGATGATACGATTAACAAGGCAGTGGATGCGCTGAACGACTATCTTGTGGATGCGAATAAACAGGAAAAAGACATTAAAGCAGGAGAGTGGCAGTCAGCAACTGGAACATCTTTTAAGGCTGTGAGATTTTCAAATGGAGAAATACCATTTCAGATTGTTGCCCCTACTCCGATGAATACTTGTGTTATTTATAATCGGAGTACGGAAGAACCGGTGATTGCCGTACAGGAGCTTAAGGACGAAGATGGAAGATGGTACAAACTGTGCTATACAGACAATTATTCATGCAAAATTCAAAATGGAGTAGTTTCTGAATGGAAATTGCACGCATTTGGAAGTATACCTATTGTTGAGTTTCCAAATAATCATGAGAGAATTTCTGATATTGAGCTTGTCATAGGTATTTTGGATGCCATAAACAATATGCAGTCAAACAGAATGGATGGAATTGAGCAGTTTGTTCAGTACTGGGTTAAGTTTGTGAACTGTGAAATCGACCCAAAAACGTTTGAAGAGATGAAAATGAGCCATGCTTTGACGGTAAAGTCCAATAACAAGGATAACAAAGCCGATGTTGAGATTATGACGCAGGAACTAAATCAGAGCCAGTGTCAGGTGGCAAAAGATGATTTGTGGGACAATGCCTTGGCAATATTAGCAATACCAAACAGAGAGTCCCAAAACTCTGGAGGAGATACACAAGGAGCAGTATCATTAAGGGCTGGATGGGATTTTTCAAAGACAAGAGCAAAATTAAAAGACCCAATTGTGAAATCGGCAGAGAAGAGACTTGCAAAAGTTGTCTTAAATGTAATACGCGTTAAGGACAATGATTTGAAATTGTCAATGAGGGATTTTGATGTGCAAATCAATCATAGCCCGCAAGACAATATGTACACAAAGTCGCAAACACTATATCAGCTTTTAGAGTGCGGCATACATCCTCTTATTGCCATTAAAACGGTGGGGCTTTGGGGAGATGCTGAAAAGACATTCCTCTTGTCTAAGCCATATATAGATGCGTTGTGGAAAACAATTGATAATGCAGAAGAGCAGGAACAAAAAGCACAGGAAATTGTAAACCAATTAAATAAACAGCAAAATAAGACAGCTACCGAGTAATCGGTGGCTGTTTTTATTTTATAAAAATTCGCAAAGTTGTGAGCGTAAAAATCAACAGTGTCATTCGGTGTCGTTGCACCGCAAAAATTCGTAAAGACATATCGGAGGTAATCAATGAAAAGAGAAGAGTTAATTGCAATGGGTATCAGTGAGGAAAATGTTGAAAAAATCATTGCTGATTACGGCAGTGCCGTACAGCGAGAACAGGCAAAAGCAGCAGAGCTTAAGGCAAAGGCAGACAGCGCAGATGAGCTGCAGAAAAAGCTGGATGAAATGGAAGCAGGAAACCTCACGGAACTTGAAAAAGCAAACAAGGCGTTAGAGACAGCAAATCAGCAGATTGCAGATATGCAGAAGAAAAACGCCATCAGAGACCAGCGCGAAGCATTGATGGAAAAGTTAAAAATCAATGCAGAGCAGGCAAAAACGGTCGTCAAAGATGATGGAAGCCTTGATTATGACGCTCTTGGAAAGATTACATCCGAAAAGGAAACCGCAGCAGCGCAGGCAAAGGAACAGGAGATTGCAAATAATTCTGAAAATCCGGGCGGCGGTACTGCAGGTGGAGAGAATAAAAAAACGGCAGATGTTGAAAATGCCGAAAGTATCAGCTTTGGCGAACCGGCAAAAAATGTAGAAGCCAAAGACCATTATGTTTTATAGGAGGTAAATTATGGGAAAACCGATTGAAAGAGACTTTACACAGAGTAAAGGAATTTTAAAATTCTTTCCTTATGAGGGTGCGGCGTGTATCGTTCCGCAGACAATGGTGTCAAGTGCCGATGCAAACGGAAAGAAGATTGCAAAGGCAGGGACACCGTTCCCAAGCAATGACGAATCTTGCAAAGGGTATCTTCTGGAAGATGTTGACGTAACAATGGGAGATGCGCCTGGAACTTATGTATATCAGGGTTCTATTGACAGCGCAAAGGTAACAGCGAACGGAGTGACCGTGGAAGCAACTGCAAAAGCAGCAACACCGCGTGTTACTTTTTTTGATTAAAAAATGGAGGTATTAGAGAATGGCATTACCATTAGCAGAAGCATTTACCGCAAGAAGTCTTGGGGTTATGTGGAATAATTATGAAAAAACGCTTGGTTCTGCACCTTACTTAGGTAGACAGAAATTTGGAACCAGAAAACAGGACAGCCTTGAACTTAGATTTATCAAAGGGAAAAACGGTCTTCCGGTATCCTTAAAGGCATCCAATTTTGATGCGCAGGCAGAGTTAAGAGATGTCGGTGGATTTTCGGATATTCAGAACGAGATGCCGTTCTACCGTGAATCTTACATGGTAACAGAGCGTGAAGAGCAGGAGTATGCAAATTACCAGTCGGCAGAAAATTCCAACATGGCAAACCAGGTGCTTAGAGAAATCAGCAAAAAACCGATGATGCTTATTGAAGGAGCAAGAGTAGTGCCGGAACGCCAGATTTGGCAGTTATTAGCACCATCTGATGGTATTCCAAGAGTACAGGTAACAATTGGTGGCAAGAGCTACTATGTTGATTATACTTCCGATAATGGAGTATCGCACAAGAGAGACCATTACAAAGATATTTCTGGAAGCGATACCGATAAATGGTCTGCATCCGAAACAGCAACGCCACTTGATGACCTTATCGAGATTAAACGTGAGTTTGCAAAGAAAACCGGATATTCCCTTGCACGTTTTAGCATGAATACAGAAACGTGGGAGATGGTTCTTAAGGCAGAAGACACAAAGAAACAGGTGCTTGGAATTACTGCTTACAATGGAGGTATTCGTTTACAGCAGGGGCAGGTTACAGAGTATCTTAGAGGATACGGCATCGAGATTGAAGTTTACGACAAACTTTACATCGACCCGGCAGACGGTGCCACCAAATATTTTATTCCTACAGGAGTTATTTCAGCGCAGGCATCCGGCGTGTACCTTGGAGATTATGTCTTTGGAAAGACACCGGAAGAGAGAAGCGGAAGTTTAACAGACGGAAACCTTTCTATTGTAGAAACCGGTATTTCGGTGTATACATACGCAACAAATCATCCGATCAACACTCATTGCGTTGTGTCAATGATCGGATTGCCTACTTTTGAGGGCATGGACAGCGTTGTTGTCATGAAAGTTGCGTAGGAGGTGCGGTATGATTGCTGAATACACGGTAAAGCGCAATGGAAAATGGTACAAAGCAGGAGATGAAATCCCGGACATTGTTCTGGGAGAGAAATCTTCCGGAGGGTACACCAAGACAGAGATTAACAGAATGAGCACTGCTGATTTACAGGCACTTGCCGCTGAACATGGGATCGAGGGTGCAGAAGAAATCAGTGGAGCGGAACTGAAACGCATTTTGATCGAGCAGTTCGGATTATAGGTAGGGAAGAATGGACGAATATACAACATTAGAGCAGGTCAAAATCAGACTGAAACAATTTCATATTGAAACCGTTACGGATGAAGATGGTGTTACTTCTGATGTTGTCGTGTTCGACCAGAAAGAAGATAATCCTTACATCGAACAGCTTATCAAGCAGGCAAGAAATGAAGTGGTAAGCAAGCGGAATTACCCGGAAAGCTACACGGATGAAAAAATATCCGAAGACTTGAAACAGTTTGAGGATGTAATCGTCAATTTAGCCTTGTACGACCATTCACAGGCAGGAGAAGCCTATATGGCAAGTTATTCAGAAAACGGCGTAAGCCGTAGCTGGAAAGACAGGGAAAGCTTGTTTGTTGGAGTATTTCCGTTTGTAAAAGCATTATAACCGTATGGGATTCCATCTGGTTAGAAGATTGTGCGTTACGTTTTGCCGACGTCGGCAAAACGTAGCAGGCGGCACACATTGAGCGGTGGTGGGCGGTGTGCCATAAAAATGAAAGGCGGTATATGATTTGACGATTGAAATATCAACAGCAATCATTATAAGCGTGCTGTCGCTTGGTTTTTCCGTCTTTATGGGCTTGAAGAGCAACAAAAGGACAGACAACACGGATCTTGAAGAACGCGTGAGGGAGAACACACGCATTAACATGAAGTTGGATGCCATTTCAAACAACACGACCGAGATCAAAAATGAAGTTTCAGAGATGCGAAAAGAAATCAATTCTCATGACAACAGGATCATAAAGGTGGAGGAAAGTGTGAAATCGGCTCATCACAGAATTGACGGAATAGAAACCCGTCTTAATGATGAAAAGGAGGTTTAATCATGGATATTATACAGTCGGTAATTGCTAACATGACAATTATTCTGGCGATTATTGGTACGCTGGCATTTGTTGTGTCTGTGGTAACACAGGTAATCAAAGGTGTAGGCGTATTTTCTAAGGTTCCGACGGACATCTTGGTATTTGTTCTTTCCATCGGTATCACGGTCGCTGCGTTTGTGGCATACATGCAGTACATCCAGACATCAATTTTATGGTATATGATTTTGGCAGCTATTATTGCAGGATTTATTGTTGCGTTTGTCGCGATGTATGGCTGGGAAAAGCTTTCTGAACTGTGGACGCGGTTCGGCAAGGATGTGAAGTGAAATGCTTGAAATTAACAAGCAAAAAATGAATTATTCGCTACAGAGCGGAAAGGTTCCGGTGTATGTGACGGACGAGGATGGAAACATCGAATATTCGTCATATACCGACTCTGATGGAAATGTAATTTATTACCTCGATAAAGATGGAAACAAAATACCGAAAACAACCGGAGAGTATACCACAGGTTATGAGAAGCCTGTGGTTTTTTATTCTTCAATCAGCAATAAGTTGAGTGAAGCACTTATAAAAGAGTTTGGCGTTGACAATTCCACAAACTTTGTTCAAATTGTCGAGGACAAAGGGAAACTTCCATTGAACGTCGGTTCTTTGGTATGGAAACGGTCAGATGTAAGGTACAAAGATGAAGAGAATACAATCGTTGACGAAAATTCGGCTGATTACATCGTAAAAGGTGTTGCAGACGAGGGATTGACGGTTGATTTGTTCTTATTGCAAAAAAATGTGAAGTAGGTGCGGCATGGGGAAGAAAGTAATCACAATGAGCCTGTCTGAAAAGTCTATTCAGAATGCAATACAAGAGCTTAGAGCCTATCAAAACAGCTTAACATATAAATGTCAGCTATTGGCAGAAAAACTCGCGGAAAAGGGCGTAGAGATTGCCAGAGTGCAAATTGCTGACCTTGACGCAATATTCACATCGGAACTGATTTCAAGTGTTCACGTGGAATACGAAGGAAGCACTAAGGGCGGCGGGATATGGGCGGTAATAGCCGGTACAGACCATGCCGCATTTGTTGAGTTTGGAACCGGAATTGTGGGACAGCAAAGTCCTTATCATGGGAAACTGCCGGAGGGTGTTTCGTGGCAGTACGCAAGTGGAAAAACTATACATCAGATTTCAGATGGAAGATATGGATGGTTTTATCAGGACGACAATGGCGATTGGTGGTTTACAGAGGGAATGCCAAGCCGACCATTCATGTATCTGACCGCGAATGAGTTGCGGCAGATTGTTACACAGACAGCGAAGGAGGTGTTTGGATAATGGCAGGAAACCAGTGGGTATTTGACCTTGAAATAAACATTTTCTCCAATGTTGCAACGATAGCCAAACCAAAACTCAAGAAAAAATACAAAAGCATGAATTTTGACACTGCATTTACAACGGTTGAAAAGAACCTTGATAAAGACCCTGTTTTCCCGACCATTTACATTCACGAGATGCCGGGGCTTGAACGTGGGGCAGATTTAGAGGGCACATCCGTAAATGCGGTGCAGGAAACAATACAGGTTGACGTCATTACAAACACAAAGCAGAGCGATGCAAAAGGGATTATGGCTATTTTAGCTGATGCCTTTAAACAGATGCGATTTCAAATCACAGCAATGCCGGAGTTTAAAAATGACAGTGAGAAAAAATTTAGAAGCGTTGCAAGGTTCCGGCGGATAATCGGAGCCAACGACAGATTGATGTAAAAGAGCCGAAAGGCTCTATTTTTTATGCACCGGGTGCAAAAAGATGCGCCCGATAACCGCATTATTTGGCGGTAGAAAGAGAGGTAAAAATGGCAGAAGCAGGATTGTCTACGTTAGGCATTACGTTTGGCTATGGAACAGAAACCACAGCCGGAACAAAGCCTACATCGTTTAAACAGCTTACAAGAATTAACGCAATCGGCGGTATCAACATTGAGCCGGAACAGATTGACGCATCTGCATTAGAAGATGCTATTACCAGATATGTAAAGGGTCGCGCAGATACCGGTGGATCTTTCCCTATCACGGTAAACCTTACGGATGCCACAAAGGAAGAGTGGGAAGCACTTATCACGGCGTATAAGGCGCTTTCCGGCGGGAAAAGAATGTGGTTTGAAACTATTATCCCGGGATTTACCGACGCGTTTTTTGTTGTGGCTCAGCCGCCAGAGCAGATTCCACAGCCGGAGATTGGTCAGAACGAACTTTTGACGGTTGAAATGAATCTTACCATTGAAGAATACAAGGGCATGGACACCGCTGTAGCTTTTACACCGGGGGAATAACACGTCAGTCGAATAGTTCGGTTGGATCGGCTGACGATAACCAGACAACCGAGCCAGAGCTTGAAGAAACAATTTAAAAGAACAGGGCGGTCTTCGGACTGCCCTTTCCCTATATGAGAGGGAGAAAGGGAAAGAAAATGACAAAATTAAAATTTGGCGAGAAAGAATTACAGATCAAGTTTGGATATGAAGCAACCGTGAAAAGCGGAATTATCAAGAAAGTAGCAAAATTAGACCAGATGGAAGATATCGAAGCGGTTGACGAAATCCTTTTATTTCTTCCAGAGTTAATCCTTGTAGGCGCGCAGAAGTTTCACAAAGAGGAACTTGGATACAATCCGGACAATGAGGGAGAAAAGGAACAGCAGCTTGGAAAAGTATATGCCATGCTGGATGATTACTTTGACGGAGAAGATGCAGATGTTCAGGTACTTTACAATGCACTTTTAGCGGAGCTGCTTGAAAACGGTTTTTTATCAAAACTGCTCAAAGCAGATCAGAAAGAAGCGGAGAAGAAAACTCCGAGGAAAAAGTAGAAGAACAGAGAGAACTTACATGGGGAACATATTGTGCGGAAATCCGCCCATTCTGGCTTTTAGTTACAAAAGGGTATGGATTTACCGTGCGTGACATAGACACGTCCTGCCCGGCTGATTTACAGCCTTATGCGGATGCTTACAACTTAGATAAAAAGCAAAGAGACAATGAGATGTGGATGTGGTTTGGAACATACGGATTGTCTGCGGTATCGGTGGCAGTAGAACATTGCCTTGCCGGACGAAAAGCAAAATCAAAGTATATTAAAAAACCAATCAATGAGCAACAAGGGAAAGATGATTCAGAAATGACGGAAGAAGAAATAAAGAAACAGAGAGAGCTATTTGTGGCAAAACTTAAAGTCATGCAGTCAAACTATGAGTTGAGCCACCCAAAACCAGAAAAGAACTTGGAGGTATAAATATGAGAATTGGATCTGCAAGACATGATGAAAATGGGAAATTGACCGGTGGGAGACCGGGAGATCAGACCGGAACAGAAGTAAGTATGCAAAACTTTTATGTTCATAAAAAAGGATGGTATGTGTTAAGACCAAAAACAAAAGATATGGCGGATAAACTGGCAGAATCAATGATTACAGCGTGCAATAATGATAATATTGGCTACTGTCAGGGACACCGGCTTGGAATTGTCAAATATGGTATTAATTCAAAAGTAAAAACAGAAGCAGATTGCGGCACAACGGTACGTGCATGCATTATTCATGCAACTGGAAAAGATGTTGGAAATTTCACCACAGCAAATGAAAAATCTGTACTTCTTTCTAGTGGCATGTTTGATGACATTGGAGGTTATGCGGCAGGAATGGTTCTTTACAATGGAGATGTTCTTGTCACAAAAACCAAAGGTCATACAGCGATTGTGACAAGCGGAAACCCTAGAAAAAATGTAAAAGATCATTTAAACCCATACCCGGAACCTGTAAGGATTTTAAAGAAAAAATTCCCTTGCATGAGAGGGGATGATGTGAGATGGCTTCAGACGGAGCTTATTTATCACGGATGCCTAGATGAAAAAGATAAAAAGGGAAACAGTAATGTGGACGGTATTCTTGGAAATGATACGGCGACCGGTATTGGAACATTCCAGAAAAAAGTCGGAATTACAGTAGATAAGAAATGCGGACCGGTTACAAGAGAAAAATTAAAAGAGTAGATCAAGGACGGTAAGGTGTCACAGCCTACCGTCTTTTTATTTTGCATAGAAAGTTGGTGCATATATGGCAGACATTGATGAATTACAAATAAAAATCAAAGCTGACTCTGCAAAAGCAAGTAATTCCATAGAAAGCCTTGTAAACAGCATGAATAGGCTCCGGGAAAGCATATCGTTTGACACTGCAAAACTTTCAAATATTGCAAGCGGAATCAGAAGCATTTCCGATGCAGCTACCGGGTTCAAAGGTGGTAAATCTTCGGAAATCACATCAATGGTGCGGGCACTCAATAAATTTTCTGGTGTTGATGCAAATTCTATCCACGGAATATCTTCTGCTGTGAGAGATCTTGCATCTGGAATAGCAAGTGTTAAAGCTGTTGATACAAGCGGACTCACAAGCATGGTGTCGGCACTGTCAAAAATTGGTGGCAAGGCATCTACACAGGCGACAAAGAATCTGCCGGCTTTATCTGCGCAGTTACAAAACTTTGTACGCCAGATGAACAAGATAGGTGCATTGAATTTTGATATGACCAATATGAGCAACCTTGTAACAGCCATATCAAGGCTTGGAAGCGTTGCAAGCGGACGTGCAGTAACAAATATACCTTTGCTTGCTGACAACCTTAAATATCTGTTTGAGACACTCTCAAAAGCACCAAATGTAAGCGCAAATATTTTACAAATGACACAGGCACTTGGAAATCTTTCAAACAGATCTGGCGGTGCGATTACTGGATTAAATAACAGCATCAGTAATCTTTCCGGTTCTTTCCTTGGATTTAAGACATCCACAGGAAAAGCATTGATCGGACTCAAGTCATTCACAAGACAGATTTTGTCCTCTATGGGGATTTATCTTGGTCTGTACGGAGCGATAAGAGGAATAAAAAATGCAATCGACATATCATCCACATTAACAGAGGTTCAGAACGTTGTTGATGTTACTTTTGGTGACATGTCAAAAAAAGTCAATGACTTTGCACAGGACTCTATACGTCAGTTCGGTATGTCAGAATTGACACTGAAACAGACGGCAAGCCGATTCCAAGCAATGGGAACAGCCATGGGAATTGACAGCAGTTTGATAAAGAAAGCCAATGAGTTTTTGAATAAGCAGACAGATGGCTATATTGGTTTGTCTGATTCCATGGCTGATGTGTCTTTGAATTTAACAAAATTAACTGCTGATATGGCATCTCTGTATAACATAGATCAGGATGTTGTGTCGCAGGATTTAGCTGCAATATTTACCGGACAGACACGTCCATTAAGAGATTACGGTCTTGATCTCACACAGGCAACCCTTAAAGAGTGGGCAATGAAACAGGGATTAGATTCTGATATTGCGTCTATGTCACAGGCTGAAAAGACAATGCTCCGGTATCAGTACGTCCTTGCCAATACGCAGACAGCGCAGGGGGACTTTGCGCGTACGGCAGATTCATGGGCGAACCAGATCAGAATTTTAAAACAGTCGTTTGAACAGCTTGGCAGTGTTATTGGTGGGGCATTAATCAATGCTTTCAAACCATTCGTAAAAGCACTCAATTCCGTTTTACTGGTTGTTATCAGCTTTGTTACAAAGGTTACAAACGCTTTAGGCGCAATCTTCGGATGGAAATATGAGGATTCCGGTGCAGGTCTTGCGGATAACTTTTCAGATGCGGCAGAAAGCGCAGGCGATGTTGCTGACAATACCGGACAGGCGGCAAAGAACATTGATAAGATGAATAAAGGTGTCCGTCAGTTTGATGAATTGAAACTGATTACAACAAATGATGGTTCTGGCAAAAAAGGTTCGGGCGGTTCCGGCGGTGGTGGCGCATCAGGCGGTGCCAGTGGCGGTAAACTTGTCAAGACTGATACCATTTTCAAAAATTACGAAAGTGATATCAAAAATCTGAAACAACTTGGAAAATACATCAGTGATGCCTTATCAAAAGCTATGGAGTCTATCAACTGGGATAAGATTTATTCCAAGGCAAGAAACTTTGGTAAAGGCTTGGCAGATTTCCTTAATGGTCTTATCAATCCGAGACTGTTTGGAAATGTAGGAAAAACGATTGCCGGGGCACTGAATACGGCGATTTATGCCACACTTTCCTTTGGTCAGACATTTGACTGGTCAAACCTTGGAAAATCACTGGCAGAGGGAATAAATAAATTCTTCAAAACATTTGATTTTAAAGCACTTGCAGAAGATATAAATACTTGGGTACAGGGAGTTTACAAGACAATTAAGACCATGATAGAAAATATCAAGTGGTCTGATGTTTGGAAAGGCGTAAAAGATTTTCTTTCAAACATTGATATTGAGACAGTTGAAATTCTTCTCGGAGCGTTTGCTTTGAAACTTGCAGGAAAACTGTTAACAGGGAAACTTCTCAAGGAGACTATTGGGAAATTAATAGGAGCGAAATTCACAGCCGCTTTTGGTTCAACGGCGGCAAAATCATTGCTCTCTTATGCAATTCCTATTTCACTTGCTGTAGTAGTGGCAACGTTATCTTTTACGGTTGGAAAAGATAGCATAAAAAAAGATGTTAATAATTTAGAAAAAGCGTATGAAAAAGGCGGTTTTCTGCAATATCTTCAGGAAAGTTTTAAACAACTTCTTAATCCGTTTGAATGGATTAATGCATATGGCGGTGGAGTTTTGAGCCATGATACTGTGATGGACAAATTAGGCATTGGAAATGGAATGAATGTTGATGAATTTGTCAAAAATCTGCCTAAAAAGGAAGATTACAAATCATTAGATGATTTCCAAAAAGCATTAAATGAGTTCAATGATAATATGCCTAATAAATTAAATGTACCTGACAGCTTTGATCTAAAGGCGTGGATAGATGAATGGAAGAATATAAACGGATTAGATGATGTAGATTTACGAGCAGATGTTGTTCTTCCAAATTTACAAGAGAAGATTTCCGAGTTCAAAGACAATGTCAAAGAATGGTGGGGATTGAATGTAGAACTTCCAGTTCATAACAAATTGACAACTACTCAAAATGATATTTCTTTATGGTGGGAAAATGTAAAGGAATATTGGGGAGAAAAAAAGCTTTCAATACAGACAGAAATAGGAGAAATAAAAGGTAAAATAGAAGAAAAGTGGAATGAAGCCTTAACTTACATTCAGGAGAATATTTTCCCGTGGTTCACAAAAGAAAAGTGGATGGAAGTAGGAAATGGAATAAAAGAGGGATTATCTGCTAAATGGGATGAGTTTTCCGATTGGTGGCAAAAGACAGGAATATATAACTGGTGGGAAAATCATGTAAAACCTTGGTTTACAAAAGAAAAATGGGATGAACAGGGAGACGGAATGAAAAAAGGTCTTTCTGAAAAATGGGACGAATTTAGTAACTGGTGGAGTACATCTGGAATTGGTTCTTGGTGGACAAATCATGTCGCACCGTATTTTACGAAAGACAAATGGACATTCAGTGGCATTTCTGACGGATTGAAGCAGGCATTTGATAATGCTGTTGCAGGAATTAAGCAGGTATGGAATAATTTTGCAACGTGGCTTAATTCAAAACTGTCTTTTTCATGGGATTCTGTAAATATTGGTGGAAAAGAAATAATTCAAGCTGGCAATATTAACCTCGGGAAAATACCAACATTTGCAACCGGAGGCTTCCCGGAAGATGGTTTATTTTTTGCAAATCACGGAGAAATGGTCGGGCAGTTTAGCAATGGAAATACAGCGGTTGCGAATAACAGCCAAATCGTAGAAGGAATTAAAGCAGGAGTAAAAAGCGCAGTATCAGAAGCATTGACACCATATCTGTCACAAATCGCACAGAATACAAGTGAAAACAGCGGAATTAAAGTTGAATTAGACGGCAAGGTAATATATGACAGTACAGTTAAGCAATGGAAGAGTGAAGCAAGAAGAACACAGAGAAATCCAGTTCCAATATTTTAATGACAAATACCGCCACTTGTGCTAGAATTATTTTATTACAAGTGGTGGGAGGAAAAGCTATGAATGAAAAAAGTGAAACAAAATTATGCAAATACTGTCAGACGGAGATTCCAGCTAAAGCAAAAATTTGCCCTAATTGCAAAAAAAAGCAGGGTGGGGCAACAAAGTGGTTTGTTGCGGTGGTTATAGTTATAATCCTGTTGATTGCCACATTTGGCGGAAACGGAGAAAACAACGATGCAGTTGCTGATTCTACCGAGCAAAATAAAAAAGTTTCTTCTATTAGTACGGTAGATAACAAGGAAGCGACAAGAGAAGAAGTTTCTGATTCTGATTTTTTGGTAAAAGAGTATCTGTACGAAAACACAATAGGAGACACATTAGATTTTTTGATTGTAACAAATAATTCAAACACGAATGTCGCAATTTCTGGGAACGCTATAGCCAAAGATTTAAGCGGGAATTCAATAGGAGCCGCCGACATGAGCATTGATGTATTGGGGGCAGGAGAAACATCTATTGGTGTTTTCTATTTTGATAGTGTGTCCGGAATTGACAAGGTGGATTATACCTTAGATTATGACGAAAACCCATATTATAAACCGGTTGTAAATGATTTATCCGTTGAACAGACATTTAATGATGAAAACGTGACTGTATCCGTGACCAATAACAGCACAAATCCGGCGCTTTTTGTAAGCGCGTATGCAATATTTTTTGACAGTAGTAATAATGTGGTAAATTACAACAGCACATATATTACAGATTCAGACAGTGAGATTAAACCAGGGAAAACTATTTCAGATCAGCTTGATTGCTATGGGAAATACGATCATGCAGAAGTATATTTTACTGGAAGAGCAGACAAATAGAATAATAAGTCAAAGCGGGTATAAAAGAGGGAGCGCAGTGATGCGCTTCTTTTTTTGAAAAATATTTCAAAAGGGTATTGACTTTTTGTGGCTCAAATATTATTATTTAATTGTGCCACAGAAAGTGAGGTGTAAAAATGTCTCCACGCACAGGAAGACCTAAAGCATTATCTCCAAAAACGATAGAGGTTAAAGCAAGAATTGATGAAAAAACAAATGATAAGCTTAACCAATACTGTGAAAAACACAACGTCACGAGGACTGATGTTGTAAGAAAAGGGATTGAAAATGTTTTAGAAAATGAAAAAGAGTAGTTACAGCCCTGACAAGCAATATAACTACTCCAATACTCAAGCAACCACCAAAAGCGGTTGATACATGGATTATACCGCTTTTTGGAATGGTTGTCAAACAGCAAACGAAAGGCAGGAAAAATCTATGAGAAGCATTGAAGAAATTGTAAGAACGATACTTAATAGTGATGCGCTGATGGAGAAAGTGAATCATGTTGTGGAAATCGAGAGGATGAAGTATAACCGTGGTTGGAGTACCGAAACGGACATTGATAATTTTTCTCCGATTGGTTTTCGCAAAGTGGTAACATCAGCCATGAATTTGCTCGGACTGCCGAACGAATCCGATGAGGTTGATATTGCCAGCGAAATTCTTAAGGACATTTTCAGAAATGAAATCATAAAAAAGGATGGAACTTATTTACCGAGCCAAATTGAGCAGTACAGATCGTTGCTTTCTCGGCTTGCAATCCAATGTGATAACGAAAAATTGTTGCGCGGCGTTGTAATATTTATGGCAGATTTGAATGATGAGGACGTAATAGATCACGACGGTATTTACCGCCTTGTAAAGAAAGGCGGTGCAAGATAATGAAAGAATTTTATATTGAAGCAATTACCAAAAATCTGAATTTACTCAGCGAACACTTTTTAAGATGTGTGTGGATTTTTACAAATAACCTTGCATCCGACAAGAAAGGCGGTGCGAGATGAAAGAACAGCTGATAACGGAAATCCAGAGCATACAGGACGAAAAATTTTTGCATTTCATTTTGAACACGATACTTTCATTCAAGAAGAAATGGGTGATTTGCTGATGAACGATATTCAGATTTTTAACAATCCTATTTTAGGGGATTTGAGAACGGTTATAGTAAACGGAAAAGAATACTTTTTTGGAGTAGATATAGCTTCGATGCTTATGTATAAAAGACCAAGAAAGGCGGTTTCGGATAATTGCAAGGGTGTCCTGGTCGAGGATAGCTTTAAAAATAATGGTGGATATGCAGAACCTCTTATTCCGGAAGGAGATATTTACCGATTGATTATTAAAGCTGGTCAACAGGGTAACAGTAAAGAAATAAAAGATAAAGCTGACAAATTGGAAAAATGGATATTTGATGAAGTTTTACCGAGCATCAGAAAGACTGGTACATACATGATGCCGCAAACCACGGACGGGAAGATTGCATTGCTTGCACAGGGGCACACGGAACTGAAAGCAGAGGTTGACGAAATCAAGGCGGATTTGGAAAGCCTTAAGATGGACTTGCCGATACTTCCGGTGGAAGCCGACCGCATTACGGAAGCTGTCAGAAAGAAAGGCGTTTCAATCATGGGCGGCAAACAGTCAAGCGCATACAGCAACCGTGGATTGCGCCAAAAGGTTTACAACAATCTGTATGCCAATCTGAAATACAACTTTGGTGTTCGGTCTTACAAGAGCATCAAGCGTAACCAGTGCGACAAGGCAGTGGAAGTGATAAATGCCTATCAGACGCCGTATTTTTTGCAGGAACAGATTGACGATGCCAATATGCAGCAGAGGTTGGAATTTGATTGACAGATTTTGGCATATGGTATAGAATACAAAATAATTAAAAATCACGCAGGTAAGACCTAAAGAATTTAGGACGTCCTGCAAGCCTATGAGGAATAGGTGCGGATTCGTGACCGTCAGAGATTGAAGAGATTCAGTCTTTGGCGGTCTTTTTATTTGCCGCGACTCCTTCCGGGGTATGCTCCCGGTGCGGCACAATCAATTTTATTTCCGGTTCTGCGAAATGTGGAGCCGGTTAAGTAAAAATTTTAAGGAGGGTACTTTTATGTACGGAGCAGAAATTTTTACACCAGAGAAAGAAAGCAATACACAAACGATAACAACACTTGAAATTGCTGAAATGATGGAACTGGAACATTGGCAAATTTTAAGAAAATTAGAGGGAACTAAAAACCAAGATGGAAGCACAAAACAGGTTGGAATTATACAGATATTAACTAACAACAAAATTGTTGTCAGTGATTATTTTATTCCATCCACCTACAAAGACGCAAGCGGCAAGGAAAATAAATGCTATAAAGTCACCAAAATGGGGTGTGATTTCCTCGCCAACAAATTTAATGGTGAAAAAGGAATCATATTTACTGCAAGGTATGTAAAGCGGTTTGATGAGATGGAGAGGGGACAGGTCCCGAAAGATTTTCCATCGGCACTTCGGGCATATGCGGATGAAGTAGAGCGCAGGCAGATTGCAGAACAGGAGAATGAAAAGCTGCAGCAGGAACTTGACTATAGCAAAGACTGGTATTCTATTAAGCGTGTTGCAGCAATGAACGGTGTGGACTGGAAAACATTTAATTGGCGAAAACTCAAAGAAAAGAGCATTGAACTTGGATATGGCGTGAAAAAGATTTTTGATGCAAATTATGGAGAGGTAAATACCTACCATAGGGATGTTTGGGAAGCAGCATACCCGGAGTATGAAATTTAGGAGAAATTTTATGAACAAATTAGAGATCATGATTACGTATGGGAACACGGAAGTAATTCACACACCGGAGAAAATTGTGATTAAATCGCCCAATATCGAAGTAATTACAAAATAGATCAAGAAAAAGAAGTGACATCTATCAAATTGGTGGTAGGTGCTATTTTTATACCTATTTTCAGGAGAATAGCCATGAAAAAATATAAACCAATAGACTGGAGCAAGTGCCCGGAAAGTTGCACACCAATAGGAAATCCGAATAATTGCTTTGTGGCGGATATTCTGCCGGACGGAAAAACTGAAATCTTATTTTTAAGTGATGATAACGGTGTTCGTATTTGTAAATCTGAAAGAGTAACTTGATTGGAGGTGATCGTATGGCATACAGCGGATGGCTTTTAAAGATTGGAAATTACATAGTGCCAATGTCTTTTATGAAAGCGGAATCATATAGTCCATATGTTAATATGCAGGATTTAGATGATTATACGGATGCCAACGGTTATCTGCATAGAAATGCCGTGGAATTAAAGGCTTTAAAAGTGGAGTTTGAGACACGGGCAATGCTGACAAATAAGACTTTTAGTGAGGTTTTAAACAATATTCGAAGTCAGTTCACAAATGCGACAGGGAGAGCCTGCTATATCACAGCGTATATCCCGGAATATGACGATTATGTGACGCAGTACGGTTATATGGCAGATTTTCAGCCTACGATATACGGAACATATGATGGAATAATTCGTTACAATTCAGTTCGGCTTGCTTTCATAGGAGGTGTGTACGGTGGTTAATTATAAATATGGCGACTTGTTCAAAAAAGATACGGTCGATAAGCAGTTATCCATCGTATCTGATGATGGAAAAATCAATATCACAAATACAGAGCTACACCAAGAAAAATTCGAATTGACCGAAAGTTTGTGTTCAGAACAGGAATTGACGTTTGGTTCGTGTGAAGCTGCCATGATTAAATTTACGGTGTCAAATACATTTTTGCCAATGAAGGGCAGATGGATGACAGTAAAGATGTCTCTTGGTGGACATGCAGATATCCCGTTCCAGTTCGGACGATATAAGGTTGATTCTGATACGCCCACGGCAGACAGGACGTGCCGTGATGTGGTTGCATATGATGCTCTTTATGACATTTTAAATGCAGATGTGGCAGCATGGTATAACACTGTCTTTCCATCCCATAAAGAGCAGCAGAAAGATAAAGATGGAAAAACTACGACTGTTACAGTTTATGATCCGGTCACAATGAAGCAATTCCGGGACAGTTTTTTTAAGTATTTCGGAATCGAACAGGCGGATATCACACTCATTAATGACAATATGTCAATCGAGAAAACCGTGGCAGTCACGGCATCCAGCGAGACAAGTTCTGATACAGAGGAATCGAGCACCATAGGCGAATCTATGAGCGGCAAAGAAGTGTTGTCCTGTATTTGTGAGATCAATGGCTGTATGGGGCATATGGGACGCGATGGAACGTTCCATTATATTTATCTGGAACAGGAAATACAGGGATTATATCCGAGAAATGACCTTTATCCGGCAGATGATCTGTTTCCGCGCAATCCAAAGAGTACGCAGATAGGAAAAGGATTCTATGTTACTGCCACATATGAAGATTATCTTGTCAAAACCATTGATAAGCTACAGATCAGGGAGCAGAAGAATGATATTGGCGTGATCGTAGGCACCGGAGACAATACCTATGTGATCGAGGATAATTTTCTTGTCTATGGAAAAGGCACAAAAGAACTGAAAAGCATTGCAAAAAATATTCTTTCCAAGATCAGAGGGATTGTTTACCGACCGTTTACAGCGGACTGCAAAGGAAATCCGTGTCTTGAGGTCGGGGATGCAGTGCGGTTGCCGACCAGATATGAACTGATCGAGTCCTATATTCTGAAAAGAACCCTGAAAGGTATACAGGCTTTGCGTGATGATTTGGAAGCGGATGGGGAAGAGTACCGGACAAACGGGGCGAACGGAATACAGAAAAGTATTTTAAAGCTCAAAGGCAAGAGCAATGTGTTGGAGCGAACCATTGAAAAGACACAGAGCACGATAACTGATGTTGAGAAGGGATTGCAGTCACAGATCACGCAGACCGCAACCGAAATTCGCACAGAAGTTAAAAATACAACGGATGGTTTATCATCGAGAATCACGCAAAATGCGAGCAGTATTACAGCAGAAGTTAAAAGGGCACAGGGACAGGAAGTTGAACTTGCAGCAGCTATTAAAATTAATGAGGACAAGATTACAGCGGAAGTTACGAGAGCAAGCAAAGCAGAGGGCGATTTGTCCGGAAAGATAGAGGTAACTGCAACTAAGATACGGTCAGAAGTCAGTGCTTCGTTGAAGGCATGGAATATTGATGGCTATGATATTAATTATTATGGTTTTGGAAAACCCCAAGATACTTACCCTGCATCATCCAAATATAATGGACGCAGTTTTTTAGATCAGGATAGTGGAAAATTGTATGGCTGCGATCCGGATGGCGGAATTAACAGCGGTAAATATAAATGGACATTGATAACCACGCTTAAGCAGCTTTCATCCAATATGTCTAGTGCGATTACGCAGACATCAAAGGGGATCGAAAGCAAAGTTACAAGAGACAGCGTCATTTCAGAAATCAACCAGTCAGCCGAGGGCATAAAAATCAAAGCAAAACTGCTTGAATTAAAAGGTTCTATGGAAATGACCGGGGGATATATGCATATTCAAACGGAAGAGTCTGCAGAAAACCTTATTGAATTTAAACGCAGTGGAACACTTGTACAGATGGGAACGGATGGATTTCGAACAGTGGAAGGGACGCTTGAAAGTCCTGTTCATAAATGTACGGTTCAATATAATCAGGTTTCATTGCATAAAGGCGCAAACGATAATGACCACATGATGATCCATTTAGACGGAGATACCGGAGTAGGTGGATTCAGAGGTGGAGTAATTAATGGATCTGACAAAAGAATAAAAAACACAATTTTAGATTTAAGCAAAAAGCAATCATCTGAGTTTATTTATTCTTTAAGAGCAAAATCGTATCGTTATAATTTCGAAAAAGATGGGTTCCATCATGGATTTATTGCACAGGATGTTTTGAAAAAAGCGGAAAAAGGGTGGAATATTTGTCCAAAAACGTTTTCAGACAGCAATGGGAAAAAGTATTACGGACTGAAATATACGGAACTGATTGCTGATCTGGTTGCCACAGTGCAGTTGCAGCATGACGAGATAGAACAGTTAAAGGAAAAGGTGGAAAATCTATGATAAATGCAAAAATCCGGGAATTTGAAAACGACATTATAAATTATGCAAATTTGTGTGAGGATGTCCCAATCGAAGCTAAGTACCTAGTGTTTAAGGATATTCTGCAGCAGATTAAGGAAGAAGCAAACAGACATGTTATAGCCGAACGGGAGCAGATGAAGCTTGCAAAGGAAAGGGAGAGTGAGGACCATGAACAAAGCGCATAGTGCTATTAATTGGGAGAATTACCCGAGTGATGAAACACCGCTTAATGAAAGCAATCTTAACAAAATGGACGCAGCTATTGGCGTTATTGATGATCGTGTAATCACTCTTGATACCACAAAAGCCACGAAAACAGAAGTGGCTACCCTTGTTGCAGACGTGACCTTTGAGGAATCGACCGGAATCATTACGATCACAAAAAAGAACGGTTCTAAGATTACGATTGATACACAGATGGAGAAAATCGCAATCAACTTCGTTTATAACCCGACCACACAGCAGATTATCCTGACTCTGATTGATGGCACGAAACAGTACATAGACCTGTCGGCACTGATTACACAGTATGAGTTCCTTGATTCTGATACGGTAGCTTTTTATATTGATAAGGATGGAAAAGTGTCTGCCATCGTCAAAGAGGGTAGCATCGAGGAAAAACACTTGGAGCCAAACTATCTTGCGAAAATCAAAGTGGAAGTGGCAAAGGCAGAGTCAAGCCAGCAGGCAGCGGCAAAGTCCGAAGCCAACGCCAAAGCAAGTGAGAATGCTGCAAAAGCCAGTGAAACAGCGGCAAAAACATCCGAAACCAATGCCAAAGCGTCAGAGACAGCGGCAGCGAAGTCAGCTACGGCGGCAGAGGCATCCGAAAGCAACGCAAAAGTCAGTGAGACATCCGCCAGTCAGTCTGCAGCCACAGCCACAAGTGAAGCGGCATCTGCCAGTCAGTCAGCCAGTACCGCCACAGATAAAGCCAATATTGCAACGCAGAAAGCAACAGAGATCATCGGTAAAGCCGAATCTGCAGCAGATAGTGCAACTAAAGCACAGAGTTATGCCGTTGGTGGTACCGGGAGCAGAGAGGGCGAGGATTCTGACAATGCCAAGTATTACTATCAGCAGGCAAAAGATGTATCAGAAGGACTTAAAGGTGGATTGCAGCCACACGGAACAGTTGCATTTGCAGATCTTCCGGCACTTGCGGATGTTAGCACAGGGTGGATGTTTAATATTTCAGACGAATTTACAACCACGGATGATTTTAAAGAGGGAGCCGGGAATACAGTTCCGGCCGGCGCAAACATCTATAAGACGTCAGATGGCAAGTGGGATGTGCTGGCGGGGACACCTGTAACTGGAATCAAAGGAGCGAAAGAAACATCTTACCGACGTGGAAATGTTAATCTTACGCCTGTGGACATTGGAGCGTATGCAATAGAAGCTATTGATGAAATGATGAAAAAAGTAAGTATTCCACTTTCACAGGAATTAGCAGTCGTTGGTACAGAAGACGATCAGCTCATAGTAGAGGAAAGTAGTGGTTGGCAAACAGTCAATTATTTGGAAGGAATAAGTGGTTCACTAAAAACTATAGCGCAACAGCTTATGGCGTTAAACAGCGGTTTAACGAACCATATAAATAATGTAACGCAGGCTCAGACATCAAGTATTTACGGAACCCAGGTAGGCATTCCAAATAACACGCAGACATTAGTCAATCAATTAGAGGTTAAGGATGATGGACTATATCTTGTCCGTTCTCAATGTACATTTGCTGCCGCCAGTGTTGGTTATCGTGATGTATCAATAAAAGTAACTGACAAAAAAACAAATATGCTCGCAACTCGTGGAAACGCAAATACGATTGCTCTACCATCGCCAGTACAAACGTGTATACAATGTCAGACCATAAATGCACTTAGCTTACATAGTGGAGACAAAATTGGACTGTATGCAAATCAGAATAGTGGTGCTACCTTAAACGTAAGTGAATCTTATATTTCAATAACCCGTTTAAAATAACTATGAAAATGTGCCAATTTTGATATTATGCCATTTATCGTCACCCATGTTTGCACTTCTATAAGATGCTATGAGGTTGTTACTTGAATCTACAAATATTTGAAGCATTGTTTGGTTAACAGCACCATGAAACAATATCATTTGATTAGAACTATTTTGAATTTGGACTTTTTTCGTTAAACCGCTGTTTTACAAAAAAAATGAGGACAACTTGGCACAAAAGAAAACCTATGTAGAAATATAATAAAATCAAGAGCCTAAGAGCCGATTACACGACCATGTGTTGTGTAGCCGGCTCTTTTGAATAACAGTCCTACGGGCAGAAAGGAAAATTATGCACTTAAAATTCATCACAGATAACTGGCAGATGCATAATTTTCAACCAGTAATTAATTTTTTAACAAAATTTAAACTAATCAATCGACATTCTGCGACAATAAGAAATTTACCTGTCGAAACTTGCGACCGAAAGAAATTGAATGTTTGCGGGAAAATTTGTAAAATAAAATTGTCCGATAAGGGCACTTCAAGTTCTGGCTGAGGGGCGGGATAAGGCGTTTTCTTGTCCCTCAACTACAAACGAGTTTGTAATTTGTAGCAATTTGTCAAATGGGGTTGACGATATCGAACATAAGTTCTATAATTTGTGTATCGCTATCGGAAGTGCGGAATGATTGGAGGAGAATAAGATGGGGGAAAATGAGGTTGAGAATGAAAACGTAAACGAATTTTACAAGGAAAAAATTTATGAATTGGTCGCTCATTGCGATAATGAGAGGTGGCTTAGAGCTATCTTAACGTTTATAAAAGAACTATTAAAGTAAAAGAAAGCCAAGGGTTTGCGCATTGCCCTTGGCTTTTCTTTACTTCTGACTTGTGATTGAATCAATGAATTTTTCCAATGCATTCCATCCGGTATCATCCATTTTCGATAACGCCACGATCAAACGTTTTTTAAAATCTGAATCTTCACATTTAAGTACGTCTGCGAGCATCTTTGAAATCTGCTCGTCTTTGGTTTCTGGGATAAACATTTCGCCGTTTCCAGTTCGTAACCAATCTTCATTGACATTTTCATTTCGTAACATGATTATATGTTGTTCTGTTACGTTTCTGCGTCCTGATTCAATATCAGAGACACCAGACTTGGTTATTCCGAGAATCTTTCCAAATTCTTCTTGGCTTTTTCCCATAGCCTTGCGAAGTTCTTTCATTCGCTCATTCATAATCTCACCTCTCTTTCTACATAGAACTATAACATACGCAAACAGAATTGTAAATAGAAAAAGTTCGCAAACGAAACAAAAACATGTTGACATAGTTCTGAAAGCGTGATATATTATACGCATACCGAACAAAAACAACATTAAAAGTTCGGCAGAAAGGAGTGATACGGTGAGCGAACAGGAAAAGAAAGTTGTTGAAAAACTCAAAGAAGCCATTCCGAAAATGAACGACTTTCAGAAAGGCTACGTTCTTGGCATGGTTGAGGGTTCAGCAAGCGTTTCAAAAAATCAGCCAGTAGAAGAGACTGGGAACTCAAAAACAGAAGAATAGAAAACAAGATATTGATAGTTGAGAAATTTGTCGGAATTTGCAGATTAAATGTGTTTGTAACACAGGAAATCAGTTGATACAATTAATATGCGACGGCGGCAGGAAATGAGTTACATTATTGCTTTATTTTCCGCATCATCTTTAGTATTTTATTTAATCTCTTTTGTACTTTTTTAAATCCTTTGTATAGGTCGATTGTCATGGATGTTATGGTTAGAATTATGAAGAAGTCGTAACCGGCAACACGCCATGCCAATAATGAGATAAGTATACTAACGATTTTCATGATAACAGTTCCTTTCATGATGGCCGCCGCCGTACATTAATTGTATCAACAAAGCAAAATAGAGACAACCAGTATTTTCCAACTATCAAGCGGTAGTTGGATTTTTTATTGCAAAAAATCCGGAAAGGAGAAGCATGAAATTTAAGTCTATACAGGAAAATATTGTAAGTAAGAATGTTAATACAAGAAAAGAAACTTTCTTATATGCGGCAGAAGCAACGTGTGAAGAAAACGAAGAGTTTGATATTCACATCACTGGAAAAGGCGGTCTGAGCATTGCATTGTTAGCACTGACAGATTTAGTGAAAAAATTGAGAAAGGAGAAAGCATGAACGATTTAGAGGTAACAATGGCACAGACACCAATTGAGATTGCACTTGGTGTTGATGAAAACGGAATGACCACGGCAAAGAAGCTGTATGAGTTCCTAGAAATGGATAAAAGCCATTATTCCAGATGGGTGAAAGCAAATATTGTAGAAAATGAATTTGCTACTGAAAACGAGGATTATTTTTATTCGCCATCAATGGCGAATGAAAGTAACAGAGGAAAATTTGCTGACGATTACAAACTCACAGCCCATTTTGCAAAGAAACTTTCTATGAAAGGGAATGGAGCGAAAGCAGAAGAAGCACGAGATTATTTCACGACATTGGAAGAGCGTGTGAAACAAAAGGTGATCGACCTCAATCAGCTATCGCCGGAATTGCAAATGTTTCAGAAAATTTTCAATTCTGTTGCAGAACAACAGTTAGAACAGAAACGGCAGGCGGAACAACTGAACCATGTGGAACAAAGAGTTGAGAGCATCCGAGAAGTGGTTGCACTTGATACAACATCATGGCGTGACGATACCGGGAATATTCTTCGGAAGATCAGCATGGAGCTTGGCGGCGGACAGGCATATAGCCAAGTAAGAGTCGAAAGCTACGAACTGTTGTCAAAGCGGATGGGTGTAAATCTGAAACAGAGACTTACGAATAAGCGCAGGAGAATGGCTGATGAAGGTATCTGTAAATCGACCAGAGACAAATTATCCTATGTGGATATTATTGCAGAGGATAAGAAGTTGATCGAGGGATATACAGCTATTGTGAAGGAAATGGCAATCAGATACGGAGTTGGAAAGGATTAACAGGAGGTATTCATGGATAGACAAATGAACATTGCTTTAAGAAAGACATTAGATCAGATCGGCGTAAAACATAGCCTTAAGGGTTACGGTTACATAATCAGTGCGGTTGAGAAATGTCTTGAAAATAGAAGCAAACTTATCCACATTATTAAAGGACTTTACACTGAAATTGCAGAAGAAAACAGCGATACAGTCTGGAGAGTAGAAAGATCAATCCGGCACGCAATTGAAGTTACTTGGACAAATGGCAATACAAATGCAATCAACAAAATTTTTGGTCACACGGTTTCAGTGGAAAAAGGAAAGCCGACAAATTCAGAGTTTATCGCATTAATAACAGATTTTGTTTCCTTGTATGGTGAGGAGATTGTCAACGGTTCCTATAAGTGGCAGGAGTGAGGTGCCTATGAAGAAGTTAGCAAAGGTAATTGAAATGATCGGCACCGTTGTTTTTCTGTTTTGCATCTGCATTGATGCAACGGAGTATCCGGTCACTGCTATACCTGTATTGATTGGATTACTTCTTATTTATATAGGAACAAAAATAGATGGGGAGTGGCAGGAGTATACAGAAGAGATTGTAGATTACGATTACAGAAGTGAGTCTGATGACGATGACGGTATTACCTATATCACATTTGACACTGATTACAGCAAAGAAAAGGAATCATCCGAACCGACCAAAGCTGAATGATTCCAGTTCAAGCAATAGCATAAGCTATTTGCGCCTATTTTAGCACAAGAAAAGGAGAAATTCAAATATGAGAGCAGAAAACAATAAAGTGGAACTTACAGGAACGATTATCACAGAGCCGGAATTTAACCATGAGGTGTTTGGAGATGGATTTTATAATATGTACCTCAAAGTGGATAGATTAAGTGGAACGGCTGATATTATCCCATTAATTATTTCAGAGAGATTAATCAATCTGAATGATAAATACACGGGCACTGCCGTTAATGTTTCCGGTGTGTATAGTTCTTATAACAAACATGAGGAAAAGAGAAATCGTCTGTTATTATATGTATTCGTCTGTGAAATTGAAAAAGCGAATCCGGGAGAGCATACAGATTTGAACAAAATCCAGCTTGACGGATATGTATGCAAAGAACCGATTTACAGGAAAACTCCGCTTGGAAGAGAAATTGCAAATTTATTAATCGCAGTCAATCGTTCCTATGGCAAATCAGATTATATTCCGTGTGTTGTCTGGGGCAGAAATGCGGTGTATACATCTGGACTTCCGGTTGGAACGCATTTGAAACTTACCGGACGCATTCAGAGCCGTGGGTATGTAAAGATGTACGAAGATGGGACAGAAGAGCAGAGAACAGCATATGAGGTGTCTGTGAGCAAAATTAATGTATTAGAGGAGGAAAATTAAGATGGCAGAAAATACCGTTACAATTTCCGTTGAAGAATATGCAGATCTGGTTGCATGCAGGACGAAAGTTCATACAGCATGTGACATTATTGCAAATGAGCACCAAAGAGACATTGAGCTGATGGGAAAAAAAGGAACAACTATTGATTCAAAAATTATAGAGTCAGCTCTTGGATATGTTGACGATGAAGCATGCTTTGAAGAGGCACTTAAAAAATATAAAGAGTGGAAGGGGAAAGAAAATGAAACTGAAAATTAGATCGTTACATATGGAGAATTTCAAGGGAATTAAGAGCCTTGATGTGAATTTCTCTAATAAGACAAGTATTAAAGGACAGAACGCCGCAGGAAAGACAACAATCTTCGATGCGTTTACATGGCTGCTTTTCAATAAAAACAGTGCCGGAGAGGAAAAGTTTAATGTTCGACCATTAGATAAGGACGGAAACCGCATTGATAATGTAGAAATTAAGGTTGTGGGAGTTATTGACGTTGATGGGAAAGAAGTGGAACTTTCAAAGGTTCAGAAGCAGAATTGGGTTAAGAAGCGTGGAACCGACACCGTTACTTTGCAAGGCAATGTCAATTCATTTGAGATTGACGGATATCCGAAGAGTGAAGCTGATTTCAAAGCCTATGTTTCAAATCTGGCACAGAGCGAGGATATGTTTAAGATGCTGACCAATCCGCAGTATTTTTCTTCTCTGAAATGGAAAGATCAGCGCGATATTCTGATGCGCCTTGCAACGGATGTATCGGATGTTGAACTGGCGCAGACAGATGCTAAGTATGCTCCATTACTCGGCGAGTTGGAGAAAGCACCGTCCACAGATGATATCCGTGCTAAGTTTTCCAAAGCGTTATCCGGGTGGAAGAAGAAACAGGCTGAAATTCCGGTGCGTATTGATGAAGCAGAAAAATCCAAGATTGATGTGGATGTGACAGAACAGGAGCTTGCAAAGGTGGATCTGGTAAGAAGAATCGCTGAATGTGGCAAGAAAATGGAGAATGCCGGTAGCGCGTTGGGCGATTTAAGAAGTAAGGAAATGCAGTTGCAATTTGATATGTCCGGCATTATGCAGGTCATGAATGACGAACTTTCCGCAAAACGTAGAGGTCTTGACAGTGCCAAGGATGATGCAACACGAGAGTTCAATGACTTACATAATCAGATTCAGTCTGCGGAAAATCAGATCAAGGCAAATGAGAAGACAATTTCCGATACAGATGCAGAGCGGAAAAATCTTGGTGTTGAATACAATGCAGAATTTTCCAAGGCATTTGATGAAATGCCATATCTCTTTGACGAATCCAAGTGGAAATTTGATGAATCTACAACGGTTTGTTCCTTATGTGGTCAGAAGTTGCCGCAGGATAAGATTGAGTCTCTTAAGGCTGATTTTGAGCAGAAAAATGCAGATGCCAAGGCACGTGCCACCAAGCAGTTAGAGGATGCACGCAAAGCATTTGATGATGCAAAGGGCGCAAAACTTAAAGGTCTGATTGACAAGGGCAACGCTTGCAAGGCTGATATTGAGCGATTGACAAAGGAAAACGCCAAGTTGCAGGAAGACATTGTGGCACTCAAAGAGCAGGAATCCAAGGCACTTGCAAAGCAGAATGATTATGCAAAGCAGTTATCCGAGATCCCGGCAGAAGCTGATTATTCGCAGAATGAAGAGTATGTGAAGCTGAAAACAGAGCATGACAAGATTCTTGCTGATATTGCAAAGGTTGAATCCGAGGGCGCAGACAAGGTTGTTACTGATTTAAAAGCCGAGAAAGCCGATCTGCAGGCGCAGCTTGATGAAGTGAACAAGGTTATTGCGCAGGCGGCTAACAATGTGGCGATTGATGATCGTATCGAAACGCTTCGTGACGAGCAGAAAGAAATCGGGCAGAAAGTTGCCGACCAGGAACAGATGCTTTACCTCTTAGAAGAGTTCATTCGTTTCAAACTGGATAAGGTTTCTGAATCTATCAATAGCCATTTCAAGACAGTTAATTTCAAACTCTTCGAAATGCAATTAAATGGCGGTATGAAAGATTGTTGCGAGTGTACTGTGAATGGCGTTCCGTATTCGACTTTGAATAGTGGTCACAGAATCGTAGCAGGACTTGATATTATCCGTTCTCTTAGCGAGTTATACGGCGTAAGCGTGCCTATTTTTGTTGATAACGCAGAATCGCTGAATGAGTTCAATGTGCCGGATATGGATGCGCAGTTAATTCTTTTGAGCGTTTCCGAGGACAAACAGTTGAAAGTGGAGGGTGTGTAGAATGTCAAGAGTAGGGACAAGCAACAACATCACACAGCCGGATGCACGGTGTATGTCGTGCAAGCGTTGGAAGAGTGCAAGTAAGGGGTTCTGGGAAAGAGCCGGACATTGTTCTCTTCCGTATTGCGAGAAAGATATGAGAAATAAAGGAAAGAGAGGTCGTGTACATGGATGATATTGAAAAATTGAAGGCTGAAAACTCGGATTTGCGAACAAAGGTAGATGAACTTATGAGTAATAAATATTGCCTTGAAGAAAAACTTAGAAAAGTCTCAGGAACAAACGAAAGACTTTTGCGTATTCTTGAAAATTTGTCAAATGGATATGTGAAAAAGGAGGGTTAATGATGCATTATATTAAAGCAAAATTTCCTAACAGCACCAGAAGTTATACATACCGCACCGAGGATTCCGTAAAAGCCGGTGACACGGTTGTAAATGCCAATGGTGCAAAGCTGAAAGTTACGGATGAAACCGTGGATATGAAGTGGGTAGAGACCTACGGTGCTGATAAGGTGGCAGTTGTGAAGAAGTGTGATGAACCGGAAAGCGGTGGTGACGATGAGAGTTAATCCATGTAGATATTGTGCATTGTCTTTAAACCTTAATGGAAAGCATTGTTCAAGGTATTCTTCCGAAGAGTGTACAAAATGCGAGAAAATTCAAAAACACAGGGAATACCTTTTGAGTCAGCGAAAATTCGCAGAGGGTGATCAGATTACAAGCATTGAGGAACTTTTGAAACAGGAATGGGTAATGTGGTATCACAGTACAAAGCACATAGAGGTTATCAAGAATATGCAACTCAATCTTGTTTTGAAATTTCTTAAAAATGGAGCATTTAAAAAAGCAATAAGGAAAGAAAGTGAGGAAAAATAATTATGGCAGAAACAAAGAAACAGGAAGTGGCGGCACAGGGAAAACAGGAAATGAATACACAGCTTTCTTATTATGCGAACCAGTACACAGGGCTTATGGAGCGTGACTTCGCAGAGCATGGACTTGTATTTGATGATTATTCCAAGCAGTGCGCTATGGCAGCTATGAGTGCAATTTACAACCTTGTTACATCCAACAAAGCCGCTATGAGCAACTTGAATGGTTCTAATTTGAGACAGGTTATCGGGCAGGTATCAAGCCTTCAACTTAATGCCAATGCTGTACCAAGAGAGTGCTATTTCCAATTGAGAAGCAAGCAGGACGCAAACGGAAACTGGTACAAGGAAGTAGAAATGGGAATCGAAGGAGACGGAAACGATGCGCTTCTTCGCAACTTTGGTGTTGATGTTAAAAAAGTATATCCGGTATGGCTTGTGAAAGAAGGGGATGAGTTTACATATCCGAAGCACAGAGGCGTTGAAGTTACGCCGCCGGAGTGGGAAGAAAAAGGATTTTCACAGAAAGTAATCCGTGTTGTTTATCCTGTTGAAATGAATGATGGAAAAATCGAGTACATGATTGCAGAGCGTGAAAGCGTAAAAGGGAATCTTTTCGCTCATGTCCGTAATAATCTGTTGAATGAAACTTTCGGACTTGTAAAAGGTGGCAAAAAGACACGTTATGATGCAACAGAAGCAGAAAAGAAAGCTATCGCAGAAAAGAAAAAAGAAATTCTGAAAGCACTTTTAGACTGTAAGACTATTGAAGATATGCTCGCCTGTGAAGTTGCGAAACCATATATGAGTGCTGCATGGCTTGATACATCGGAATCCATGATTGTTCGTAAGATGCGTAACAATGCAATCAAAAAGCATCCAAAAGACCTTAATGCTATTGCAAAACAGTCTCTTATGCAGATGGATGAAACTTATCAGCAGACACAGGAAGAAATTGCGGAAAATGCCAATTCAGAGCCATTTGTCGTAGCTGAATCCGAAGTTATTGAGACCGGGAGCGAAGTAGTTGAACCACAGCCAGAAAAAGTAGCCGGAGAAGTCGTTGAGAATGACGAAAGCGTACCGGACTTTATGAAAGATTAGAGGTGGATGTATGAGAGTTATATCACAGAATGGAACGCTTGATGTTCCATATGAACAAGTTATTATAAGCAGATACAGAACCAGTATATTTTTCATTAACAAGAGCTTTACAAATAAGAAAACGATAGCGGACGATACTGAATTAGCCGTGTACTCTACGGAAGAAAAAGCGCGGAAAGCTATGGAAGACCTGCAATATGCGTATGCATGCCGTAATATAGCGATGTTCGACAAAGAAAAAGCTATTTATATTCCGAATGATAAAATGACTAAAGCTGTTATTGGAGGTGTCTTTCAGTTCCCAACAGAGGAAGAATTGGAGTAGTCTATGGAAGTTTCATCTTATTTAGAGTTCGTGCAGAAAGGCATGGAAGATAATATTTACAATTTCTGCAAGACGGAAAATGTAGCCAATGCGGTAACTGCTGTTCAAACCTCTTACCTATGAGTAGAAAGGAAGTAGATGCCATTCACAGATATATCCGTAAGAATCATATCAAAGAGTGCAAACATCTTCTTCCCACTGCGAATAGAACGTATGATATGACATGCCCTTTTCTTGATACGGATAAGAGTTGCGAGAAATGCAGAATCTATCCGGTTCGACCAGAAATTTGCAAGCAATTTATCTGTGACAATGAGCAGAGAGCAAAGCATAATAGGGCATTGTTTGGACAGACAAGACAGATTATTGATGTGAGGAGTGAGTTTTATCACAGAAATGGAAAATAGGCAGAAAGAAAAAATTACAAAAAGCCGAGAACGCGTCAAAAAGTTTGGAGAAGTTTATACGCCGGGCTGGATGGTACAAAAGATGTGCAATATGTTGGAAGATGAAAATGGTGGTGCAGAGTGTTGGAGAGGAACAGTGTTGGAGCCTGCGTGTGGTACTGGAAATTTCCTTGTGGAAATCTTGAAACGGAAACTGTCAATAGGAATGACTGAAACGGAAGCTGCAGAGACATTATTCGGCATTGATATTCTGGCAGACAACATAGAAGAGAGCATACAGAGACTTACGGATCTTGCACCGACAGCAGAAAGTATATTCAGAAAGAACATTGTTCAGGGCAACTTTTTAAAACCGGAAGGAATATGGTTTTTGGAGGATGCCGAATGAGAGAAAAAGCGGAAGACCCTTATGTATCTCTTGGTATATGCTCCAGATGTCACAAAGGCATATTGGGAACGCAGTACAAAATGTGCGCTGAGTGCCGGGAGAAGAAAGCGAAGGTAGAAGCTAAGAGACTTGCAAGGGAAACACCGGAACAGGCAGAAGCACGGAAAGAAAGAGTCCGTACCAGATATTACATGAATAAGTCCAGTGGAATATGCGTGAAGTGTGGAAAACGTAATGCAGTATGCGGAACTGTTTTATGCAACAGGTGTTTGGCAAAGAGGCGTTCGTGCGAGAAGTCCACAAGCCAAAGGGAGTACCGGGAGGATAAAGGATTGTGCATAATCTGTGGTAGACCGGCGGTATCTGGAAGAAAGCATTGTGAGGAACATTTAAAGATGCTACGGAAAACAGTTGCAAATGCGGCAAGCCATATAGACTACACGAAACATCCTTGGATAATCGATAATAAACACATATTTGAAAATTGAGGTGAAAGAGGTATGAAACTTAAAACATTAGGTTCTGGTTCATCCGGTAATTGCTACATGCTGGAGAATGACAAGGAAGCTTTGATAATCGAAGCCGGGTTGCCTTTTATGGAAGTCAAGAAAGCACTGGATTTCAATGTGATGAAAATTAAGGCTGTGATTACTACCCATTTCCATATTGACCATAGTCTTTATAGCTTACAATATGTGCAAGCTGGCATTCCTGTTTTTGAACCATGCAGACCGCCGATAAAATATTCTGAAATGCGTTTTAGAAAAGGAAATTTTGACATAAGGGCATTTGAAAACCGTGATAAATCTGGAAGATGGCTACATAACAACGGAGACGGTTCAGAGTGCCCGTGCGTTGGGTTTTACATTACGCATCCAGAGATGGGAAGCCTTGTGTATGCAACAGACACGGAATACGTCAGATGGAGATTTAATGGTGTTAATCACATCATGGTGGAAGCCAACTATGATATGCAGTTTGTGAACCGAGAAGAGCCAAATTACGAACACAGATTAAGAGGTCATATGAGCTTACCAACGGCACTTGACTTTATTTCTACTAACGATAATCCGGCATTGCGAAATGTCGTTCTAATACACTTATCAGATAAAAGCGGAGATCCCGCACTATTCAAACAAAGGACAGAAGAAACAGTTAAATATGGAGCAAATGTTTATATTGCAGAAAAAGGATTAGAGGTTGATATGAACCTTTGCCCGTTTTGATAGGTTGAAACACCAATGTGAAAGCATAAAAGAAACCAGTTTATGCGGTATCTGACTTTGGTATGGAATTTAATATATCACAAAACTAAATTGAAAGCCATGAGATACCTTTGGCGGTTGCTAAAAGTGACCGCCAGAAAGGAGAATACGTGTTAATAATTGAGGATAAAGGACAGAAAGAGGGCTTACATATCCTTAAGAATAGATATTTTAAAAGCCACGATATGGAAGTCTTGCGTGCACCATTGCCGGTTGGAGATTACATAATTGCCACAGACAAGGTAGCGGATGTTATCCGTAGAAAATCAGCTAGAAAAATGGAACTTAAAAAGATGGATTTTCTTGGCACATATGATGTTTCCGTTGACACGAAAAAAGACATGCAGGAAATTGCTGGGAACATCTGTGGAAGAGCACATCCGAGATTCCGTGACGAGTGTATTTTGGCGCAGAACAACGGAATTAAGTTATATGTGCTTATTGAAAATACAGACAAGGTGTATTCCGTCAATGATGTATCTACATGGCATAATCCTCGAGTGGACCGGTATAACAATATTGCATATATGCACACGCTTGGAAAATTGCTGAATGTACCGCTACCGAAAACAAAGCCGACATCTGGCAAGGTATTGGCAAAAGCTATGTTGACAATGCAACTTAAGTATGGCGTTGAGTTCGTATTTTGTCGCCCGGAAGATGCTGGGGCAAAGGTTATTGAATTGCTTGGAGGTAGTGAAAATGGCGGAGAATAAGCGGTATTACTGGCTTAAACTGATGGATGATTTCTTTGATAGCAAACGAATCAAAAAACTCCGAAAGATGGCTGGTGGCGATACATATACGATCATCTATCTTAAGATGCAGTTGTTGTCGTTGAAAAAAGGTGGCTATCTGGAATATTCCGGATTGGAAGATGAATTTTACAAAGAGATCGCCCTTGATATTGACGAGGACGAAATCAATGTTCAAGTAACGATTCAGTATCTTCTTTCCTGCGGATTGCTTGAAACATCAGATTCCATTGAGTACAAGTTGCCTTTTGTGCAAGATAACTTAGGAAGCGAGACGGCAAGCACTCGTAGAAGTCGTAAATCTAGGGAAAATGCACAAAAAGCGTTGCAATGCAACAGTGGAGCAACGGAGTGCAACATTTTGCAACAAAATTGCAATGTAGAGATAGATATAGAGAAAGATATAGATACAGATATAGAGATAGAGAAAGAAAATACAAAAGAAAGCGTGCCTGCATCTGATTTGGACTTTGACGCGGAATGGGGATGGGAATACACGATCAATGCATATCCAAAGAAAACGTCGTTAACGTCTGCCAAGGTAGCATGGATGGACAAGCTTTTAGAAGTTATCGAACCGAACAGAAAAGCCGTTGCAAAGCTGATATATGAGGCTACAGTGGCATATGTTACTGACTATATAGAGAAGAATCCAGATGATACAAATTATCGTTATATTCCGAAATATGGTGATTGGCTGAAAGAGGATTGCGATTACTGGATTCGTCAAGTTGAGAAACGAAAGCGAGGTGAGAGCAGTTGACGGAAGCAGAAATTGGAGTGATCGGATGTGTATTGATTGACAATGATTCCATGTACAAGGTTTATAACAAATTAAAGCCGGAAATGTTTAGTACGGAATTTTGCCAAGATGCTTTTGCTGAAATGCTTGCCATGTATGATCGCGGAGAAAATATTAATGTCGTTTCACTGTCTCAGACACTTGAAAACCACAAATGGGAGCCGGAAATAATTGCAAGCGAATTGAAAGAATGCATATCTGTTACCCCAGTCTCAACGGCAATAAAAAGTTATGCGGATGCAGTCATTAAGGATTGGCGGGCAAGGGAAACGAAAAGCCTTTTCCAGAGAGTGAGCCTTAGACCGTGTGATATTGACAATTCTATAGCTGAAGTTCTCACGAAACTCGAAGAAATCCAAGAAAACAAAACCGTTCACTCAAAAACTATGAAGCAGATTGTTGCAGAAAATAAAGGGAATTATTTCAATGAGCATGTAGGCGAGGGATTGATAAAAACTGGATTTTATCGAACAGATGATTGCCTTGGCGGCTTGGAAGGCGGAGACGTTACTGTAATTGGCGCAAGACCGGGAGTTGGAAAATCT